TAGCGGTCGTAGTTGGGCACGCCCTGCTCATTCATGATGGCATCGCACAGAGCCACGTCATCGTAGTCACCAGCAGCGCCAGCAACCGGCACAACCAGCGTGCCTTGCAGGGCAGCCACGTTGTTCACGGCGACGTTGATGTCGGAGGCGAGCTTCTGACGGGCGGCGTCACCCAGACGGCCTTCTTGCAGTTGGTCGCGCAGTTCCTTGGAGTTCAGCTTCCAGGCGGAAGTCTTGCTGAAGCCCAGGGTGGACGGCACGGACAACTGGGTCATGTCGTCGTAGTTCGACGAGATGGAAGTGCCAGGCGTCGAGTTGAACGACTGAGCGATGTAGGGCATCGGACGCCAGATGGTGTCGCGTGCACGCTCCATCGTGGTGGCGTCGGTGTTGTAGACGTTCACGGCGCGGGACAGCACCAGTGCGTCCTGGAAACCCTCGAGGATGTTCTCGAAGGCAACAATTTCTTCCTTGGAAAAAGCGTTGGCCATTTGTGGCTCCTAAAACTGGATGAGTGAGGGTTTGCGGATTGCTCCGCGTCTGCTTACTCACCCCGTCGGAGCCGGGCGGCCGCTCTGTGTCTTGTCACTGCCGATTTAGGGCTGGCGAAACCCGAATGGCGCCGAATGTATCACACCCGGCGCCGTGTGCAATTATCGTTTTGCGGCATGCTTTTCGCGCTGCTGCTGCTTGTAGCGTATAACTTTCGTCATATCGCCAGTGCGCATGCCCTCGGCCCGCAGGCGCTCGAGCGTGTTGTCTGTGGTGCCTGAGATCGGCGCATTTCCGGCAGGCGCAGTGCGCTCGGGAGGTGGTGCGGTCTTGCGGGGTTGGACTTTCAACTGAGACTCCAGTTTGGCAATGGCGAAGGCGAACTTCACCGGGTCAGTGATAGAGGCAAGTTCCTTGGCCTTCTTGGGGTTCTTGCCCAGCGCGTAGACCACCAGCGCCGGGTTCTCAGCGCCTTGCAGCACCACACCCTGCTGGGTCACGCTCAGGGCTTCCTGCACGGCGGCCTCGGCGTCCTCGTAGTCGCGGACCTTCAAATCGGCCTTGGCCTTGCCGTAGCTGTCCAGCTTGGCCTGCCAGGATTTGGTCTGCTCCTCAACTTGACGCTGCTGCTCACGCTTGGCGGCTTCAACGGCATCGCGCTTCTTGTACCAAGACTCCAGCGCGGCTTCGTATTTGTCGGTGTCGTAGTCGTGTTCCTCCAACTTCGGCTTGGCACCGAGCGTCGGAATGGCAGCGGGTGTTGCCGGTGCCTGCTCGCGGGACTCGTACTCGCGCACCTTGCGCTGCAATTCGCGGTGCTGTCGGCGCAGTTCTCGCACCCAATCTGGTGCACGCTCAGGCTCAGGCTCGGGTTCGGCCTCGCCGTTGATGCTCACCGTTACCTCATCGGATTCGGCTTCCTCATCGGCAGGTGCATCATCTGACTCGGGCTCTGATGTAGCCGCTTCCGCCTCGTTCATGGCCTCCAGTTCATCGAGGGCAGGGGCCTCACTGGAGCCGTCTGGCTGGGTCAATTCAATCTCTGCTGGCATGGTTCAACTCTCACACTCGCACGTTTTCGGCCGTGCGGTTGCCGTTGCCGGGACTCCCGGCTCATCTCATCGCAATGCCAAGCGCTCCCAGCATCAACTTCGCCTCGTACTCATGCAGCGCCATCAGGGCGCCTGCCACGTCCTCGTCGTCGCGCAATATCTCGCTGAGTTCAGCGGCTGCGGCCTCGAGGTCACGGTCACGCTGCGCGGTCAGTGCGCGTGATTGCTGCGCTGCCTCCAGCTTGGCCAGCTCGCGGCGCAGGCTTTCGACCTGGGCAATCTCGCCCGTGTAGTCGGCCAACTTGCGAGCGATGCGTCTGGCCTGCGGCTGCTCGGACTGCTCCAGCGTCTGGGCGATGTCCTGAATATTCTGGCTCTGCTCAAACTGCGCACGCTCGTTGGCCCAGCCGCGCTTGCGGTTGCGCACCACTGCCTGAGCGTTGCCTGATCCACCGCCGCCCGTTGCCGTAACCGTGCCGCTCCAGCCCTGTACATAGTAGGACTCGGGTTCGACGTAGGCCGGGTAGACGTATCCGTTGGTGAAGTCCTCGGTGGACTCCACGGCTGACATGGTGCCGGTGACGCCTGTTGAGCCGACCGTGCCGGTGGCCGACATCGTGTCGGTGCCGGACTCGGTGGCAGCCATCTGGCCTGAGATGAGCACATCACCCGTGGCTGCGAATGTGTCTGAACCAGTTTCCGTAGCCGCCAGCGTGCCTTTGATGACCACATCGCCTGTGGCCGCAAAAACATCCGCGCCCGTCTCGGTGGCTGACATCGTGCCGACGATGGGCGGATGACCGACGACACCAGATGCAGCAAAGGTATCCGTGCCGCTTTCGGTTGCGGCCATCGATCCATCGATGACGACATCGCCGCTGGCTGCAAAGGTGTCGGCTCCTGTCTCCGTCGCGGCCATTGCGCCGCGCACAATGACATCACCAGATGCGGAGAACGTGTCTGAGCCGGTCTCCAAGGCTGCCATTGCGCCTTCGGTGATGACCTTGCCTGCACCGCTGAACGTGTCCGTCCCGGTCTCGGTGGCAGCCATCGTGCCGGTGATCGCGGCAGCAGTTACTGTTCCAGAGGCTGCGAAGGTGTCAGAACCCGTCTCCGAGGCTGCCATCGAGCCTTCGACGATCACATCGCCGGAGCCAGAAAAAGTATCAGATCCGGTCTCAGTCGCAGCCAGAGTGCCAGTGATTGGTGCAGGAGCTGCCTCGCGCACGCGCAGCAGGACAACCGGGCCACGGACGTTGGTGAGCGTACCGGCCAGCGTGCTGGTGACGGTTGGCGCAGTGGTGCTGGAGCCGCTGTTGACGTGAGCGTAGGCCGAATAGCCGCCGATGTCGTTGCCGGTCGTGCTGTCCGGCTCGTTCAACTCGGTGGCCGTGGCAAACACCGCGCCCGTGGCCGTGATCGACTGCGCGCTGAACTGCGACGGCGTGGTGACGTCCGTCGGGATGCACATGGCCCAGATGGCCTTGTCACCCGCTGCAAAATTGGTAGCCGTCGCGCCGTTGGTCAGCGCAATCGACATCGGGCTCGTGGGCGTCGTGGTGCGCTGACCGTCAGCCGTGCCGTAGCTTAGTGCGCCACCACCCGTCGGAATGCGGACGATGAAGGCCCAGGAGACGTCGTTGGTGCCGAGCGTGACCGACAGCGTGCCGGTCTGCCCGGCCACGGGCGTGTTCCAGGTGTAGACGAACAGGTTCGTGTTGCCGGTGTCGGCACCAATCGTCGTGCCATAGCCGCCGGCCGCGGTCAGGCTGTCGCGCAGCGTCCAGCCAGTGGGGGTCGTGACCGTGCCGCCGTTGGCAGTCGATGGCTTCATGCCAACGAATAGCAGGACGGCATCGGTCGCTAGGATGCCTGCCGGATACGCGGGTGCGACGGTTGTGCCGGCCGCCGCCGAGTAGGCGGCTGCGCCTGCTACTGGGGTGCCGAGAGCCACGGCTTACCTCTCAGACAAACGGCGGAGCCTTGTTGGGCGTCGTCGCTCGGTTGGCTTGGTAGTGCAGGTCCAGGAACAGGCCGTAAGCCGCGTCTGGGAACGTGTCGTTGGCGTTGCCGCCATCACGGAAAAGCCGCACCATGATCACGGTGTCAGGCTCGATCCCGTAAGCTGCTCCGTCAATCGCGTTGGCTTCGCTCACCTCGCCCACATAGTGCATGTAAGGAATGCCCAGGCTGGCCTGTTCAATGTAGACCGTCTGCGTTGCGGGGAACGGCTCTTGCTGATGGCCCTTGGCAATCGTGAATTCAAAGCCCCAGCGCACCGTGCCCATGCTGGCAGTCGTCGGTGCCCAATGCACGTGGAAGTACAGCTTTGTTCCCGTGGCGTAGTCGTGATCGATGTGCCACGCCGCGTGGGCCTCGGTCAGCTCACCAGGTGCAAAGTTCCAGGCCAGGATGTTGCCGCGAAACGGATCAAGCGTCGGCGCATATGGCGATGACGCATCGACCTTGAGTTCGATGATGTTGTCGCGCCATCCAAGATCTGTGCGCACAGCAAGATCGTGGAAGTTTCCGTCCAGTTCGTTCCACGTAAGTGGAGTTCCCTGGTCTTCGCGGTAGACGATTGGCATGATCAGGCGTGAGTGATCGTGGCCGAGGTGATTGTGACCGTCTGCCCAGCATTGATGCTGGTCGTGTCCAGGTTGATGTCGCTTCCCGTGGTTCCAACCGTCAGGCCGGTCACGATGTCCGTGCCACCAGATGCTGTGCGGATGCGAGCCGCTGCGGCCGTGCCAGTGGCGTCAGCCGATGTGTCGCTTTGGGGCATGGTGAACGTGAGCACACCGCTCGCTGCGCCAGGCGCTGCCGGGTTGGCAAGCGGGATTGTGGCCAGCACGGTGCCCATGCCGGTGGTGCCGATCTCCAGCACACCCGTGGTGCCGATGGCCGTTGTGACGGCGTTCATGCGGGCATTCTTGACCGCTGTGGTGTAGGTGACTGCCATGATGACTCCTGGTTACTCGATGCCGACGACGCGGCCCTTGTCGCGCACAACCCGGCGCGGTTTTGAGATGGCCTCGAGCGCCTTCTCGGTGTTCTGCTTGCTGGTGTCAGCGAACTGGCCCACGGCCTTGCTCATCTCCCCCACCGCCTCGCCAATGGCCTCCACGGTCTGCCCCAGGCCCATCACGGCCTCGTTGACGCTCTGACCCAGGCCGATCACGGCTTCCTGCATCTGCTGCGTGGCCTGCATCATGCTATCAGTCGCCGCTGCACCGACCATGCCTTTTTCAACCTGAGATGCCGTCTCTGCCATCTTCAGGCGGCGGATGTCGTTCTCCAGCCGCAGTGCCTCAAGCTCGAGCATCTTGCGTTCGTCAACCTCGGGGACGACAGCCACAGGCATGCCGGCCTGCATCTCTGCGCCGGCCACCGCTGCGCCTGCAACCTCGCCGCCGAGCTTGACCATGATCTCGGCCGTCTTGGCCTGCGTCAGTTCTGCGTCAGCCACGGTGTTGACCACATCGGCGCGGGCCTTGGCCGCCTTGGCCTGGGCCTCCTCGGCTGCGGCCTGCAGGAACACCGCATTCGGGTCTTGCGGCTGGCCCTGCAGTTCGATCATCATCTCTTCGGCTTCCTGGTCGGTCGGCTTGACCACGCCCATGCGAACCAGCTTCTTGCGGAAGAAGTCCTGAACGTCGCCAATGCCCTCGCCTTCCATGTTCATCAGCGCCATGGCCTGCAGAACCTGCTGGGTCTCCTGGTCTTGCGTGATGGCCAGCATGCCGGTCAGGGCCCGCACCGTGGCCGCACGCTTGGAGCTGGACGACGGGCCGACGTCCACGTTCACGTCGAACTTGGCAGAACCCAGGTCGTTGCTGAGAGCCATTTCACCTTCTTCGGTGATCATCGGCTGCATCAGCTGAATCTGCATCGGCTTGCCGTCAGGGCCAACGCCCTTCATCTTGCGGCCCTGCTCGACGTAAATCTCGCGGGCCATCGACAGCCAGATTTCGCCGCAGCGCTTCATGGCCTTGGCGAAGTTGCTCATGTAGATGAACGTCTGCATGTCCAGGCGCGTCTGGATCAACTCCACGGCCTTGCCAGAGACGTTCGAGACCATCTTGTCGGCCTGCTGCGAGGCGCCAAGAATCTCCTGCATGTCGGCTTCAGTGATCTGAAGCAGCGCGGCCATGGCCGGCGGGATGTTCGGGCTTTTGGTATACGCAACAGGGCCAGCTGCTTGCTGGCTGCCGTCAGGCCCGGTGATCGGGTTGACCAGCAGGTAGGGGTAATCCTTGAGGTTGTCCTCGGCCCACATGACCTGGTGGCCGGCAACCTGCTCAGGCATCAGGATCGGCTTCTCAACGCTCGAGAGCGCGGAGATTTCCGCCAGCTTCGAGAGCTGCATGTTCTTCAGGCGCTGGCTATCCTTGGCCAGGCGCACATGGCCCATGCACCGCTCGATGTTGTCCACGAACCAGCGCTTCCCGTATACCGGCACCACAGGGATGCATTCGCCTGCGATGTAGCCGAAGTCGTCCAGCACCTTGCCGCCGCTCATCAGGTACTTGCGCACCTTGCGGCGCTTGACCTTGCGCTGGCGCACCTCAATGCTGCCGATGGCTGCGAGGGTTTCTTCAAGGGTCTCGTCGTTGTCGAAGTCGGCCTGGCGGTATTTCTCTTCGGTGCCGTCAATGGCACGGAAGACGCGGATGGTCTCGTTGACGTCCTCGACCTTGTAATACTCGGC